TTTTTTGACATCTTTCAGATTCTTTACGGCCTGACTAAAGTATGAGTCTTTTAACTCAATACCTAATCCTTTTCTTCCCATAGAAACAGGACTATAAACCTCAGTTCCTACACCCAAATAAGGAGTTAAAACTATTTCGCCCGGGTTGCTCCAAAGTTCAACACATCGGTCTACAACATCCAATTGAAGCGGGTGTACGTGCTTTTCGTCGTCTTCGTCTTTTGATTCTTTATACTGCAATACTTCATCAATACGGATATCATCCCAAACAGACGAGGCATAACGCTGCCATGTTAAATGACTGAATTTGTTTTCTTTGGGGTCGCCCTGAAATACTGCCCATTTTTTCTTAAATGTTTCATAATCGCCATATGTTTCTTCGTGTTCTGGAAGGAATGGACGGCATCCGGCATAGTGAGTTAATCCAAATTGATGAGTAACAGGAATGGTATTTATCCCGTGTTTCTTAAATACCAATACATAATCAGGCATTGCGGTAAAACATTCGGTCGAATCTTCAACAATCAGTTTATGCATCAGTGAACGAACCATTGTTCTCATTCTAACCTTAAGTGGTTCTTTCCATATCGTAATCTGGTCTTTCCATGCAAAACCATATTTTTGATGAATCTTAACTACTTCGGCCGGAAGGTTCCACATATCACCAGTTTTTGAATCTTTGATGTTTGTGACGTGAACGGCAGTTATTCGCCCGGGCATGGTAACCCTTGCAATTTCTCTTACAACAAATTCGTAAGTCTTTAAAAACTCTTCTTTTGAGGTACAATTGCTGTGATCGTTTGGCGATGAACTATAATTATAAAGTCTGGCAAACGGAGGCGAATATATACTAAGTGGTATTGAGTTACTTTCAATTTTAGGCAATACATACATGTTGTCACTGCAATAAATTGCATAGTCATTTGTGATTAATTGTTCTTTTACATCCATGATGGTAAAATTATTTGTTTGTTAAATTCTTTTGATTTGATGTTGAAATCTGAATTAAGTGTTGAGTTAAGTTTTGAAAATAGTTCGTTTGCTTTGTCCGCTTTGGCAACCAATGAATCTAAAACTCTTTTCTGTCCGTCAGAATAAACCAAGTCGCAAACTACTGGTTCAGTCCTTCCAAACCTCCAAAACCTTCTGATAGCCTGATAATACTTTTCGTAACTGAAATCTGGAAAATAAACAGTGTGTCCGCAGTTTTGCCAGTTCAATCCGAAGTCTGTCATTTTAGCCTTAGTAACCAACTTATTAATATCTCCTTTTGCAAACGCTAAAAGTATTTCCTCTTTTTTGTCAAGGTTCATTGATCCCTTTATCTGGTAAGAATCTTTATCAAGGCTTTGAAGCAAATCACCTTCGTCATTGAAATTACACCAATAAACGGAACGTTCATATTTTGAAGCCAATTCGATAGCCTGTTCACAACGCTTTTCAATGGTATTCTTTTGTTCTACCCTTACTTCCGACATCCTACGTGCTATCTGGTTAAATAACTGAATCTGCCCATCTACAACTAAATTAGTGTCGTTTTTTACAGAATGATAGTTTGTGATCAATTCAGGTAAAATAAACCTTTCGTCAGAGAATCCCAAGTCGGAAGGCTTGCGCATTGAAATTGACCAACTGGAAACCCATTTAAAAAAATCGTCTTTGGCATGGCCTTTTAAAATCCATTCCGTACCAATGTTTTGAGGTTTAATAGTGTCCTCATTGTTGGTGAAAAATTTAGTCAGCATGTCAGTATATCCAAGGTATCCTAACGCTTCCGAAGATGTTCCAAGCTCAGTAAAATCATTTGGTGAAGGAGTGGCCGTAAACAGATAACGATACTTTACTTTCTTAAGAAAGGCGTTCAATTGATTTTTAATTGCACCGTCAAAGTTTTTAAGAATAGAACTTTCATCAAGGATTACACAATCAAAATCTGACTCATTTAATTTATGTAATCGTTCATAATTACATAAGACTATCTTTTTATTGTATTTACCGTCTTTTGTATGACAAACATCGTCAATTCCAAACTTTTCAGCTTCCCTTAAATGTTGATCAGCAACAGCAAGCGGAGTAATAATTAAAACAGGTTTATTTGTGTGCTTTATGTAATTTGTTGCAACGGTTAACTCAATGATTGTCTTTCCTGTTCCTGTATCCAAAAAACCTGCGCCTCTGCCTTTTTGAATTAAATGTTCAGAAACGTACTTTTGAAAGTCAAATAATTGATACGGTATGAAATTTGGTTTGATTCCAAAGTTTTGAACTGAATGTTTTTTAGATTCAAGCAATTCTGAATAATTCATTTGTTTGGTTTTATTTTTAGTGATTAATCTTTTCTAACTTCATTCTTAAACATTTTCAATTCCTTCGATAATTGCAAATCGTGTGCCTGATGATAGGCCATTGCTTCCATAACATGAACAACATCTGCACGTTCTTCTTTTTCGTTTTCCTCGTCATTATTAATAATTGCCATTTTAAGTTCGTGTAGTTCTTCTTCGGCTTTCTCAACAAATTCAAGTTTAGTGGTTTGATCGGTAATTTTACCACGACGAACATTAGCATTGTAATTGCGCATTTGTACTTCTTCCGGCGTCAAACGGTTACAAACTGATACAGGATCGAAATAGATATGACAAAGCATATAATTATTTTCGCATGGTTCAACTATTATTAACTCAACACCTTCCAATCCTGAAAGTTGCTGAATCTGGTTTATGAGTATTGATTTTTTATTGTTCATTTTCCTGAGATAAAAGTTCGTCAGCAAGTGAATAGGCTGTAAATACAAGAAATGAATCAGCTTTCATTAATTGTTGTTTTGCCGTATTTGCATTAGCTTCTAAAAATGGCATATTTGTTAACATTCCTTGCATCGCAGCACACGCAGCATAAAAGCGTTTTGACATACCATTATAATGATCATTAATTATACTACTTTCATTGTAATTAATATTGTTTTGATCATTTGGGAATACTGGTTCTTGTCCTAGTTTTTCGCTCATTTCTTTTAGTTTTAAAGTGTTTCTCAAAAGTATATTTTAGTAGTGACTTAATCTACTTTTTAAATGTGTTACAAAACATACTCAATACTTAGCGTTTCTGAGCCATACATCAAACGATGAAGGAAAGTTAACCGTTAGACCATTTTCTGCAAATCGCTTTGAAATAACATCTATAAGTTGGTCAATTTCATTCGTCTTTAACTTAGTGGTTGAATCAATATCGTAAAGGACTTTTATAATCGGCTTAATCCAATAAGTTTTAAACATTTCACCAGACCAGAGCATTTCAGCAGATACGTTTTTATAATCTAAATATTGAAAGTATTCTCCGGCATTATTTAAAGCATCAGCACAAAAGGTAAACCAAAGATGTAATGCCCGATTTTGAAGGTTTGTTCTGGTTTGCTTGACCTCTTTTAACTCAATAGTTGCGCTTTTTTCTTTTAGGTATGTAAATTGAGTAAAAGCCTTTAGAAAGCCTTCGGAAGTTGATAGGTTATACTGTTCGTTCATGATTAGAACGGAAGATCGTCTTCCTCATTTACTGTTTTTGTAGGCTCTGTATTATCTGAGCCACCAGAAAAGTTTTTAAAATTGCCGAGTATCGGAAGTTTTTTAAAATCTTCTTTTTGAACATCTGTTGCGGTCTTGTAGATTTTTGAATCAACTTTTTGACCTATAAATCCATCATTATCGTATTTGTCTTTTACATCATGTACGACAATTGAAATGGGTAGTGCAACTCTGCTTTCTGCAAATTCATCAAGAAAGTTTGCATTGATTGGGATAAACAGACCCCGTACCATTCCTGATTGTCCTTTTTTTTCAAGGATAACGCATTTTAATTTTGTTAATTCGATTTGTCCTGAATAATTTTTCATTTTTTTAAAGTTTTAATTTTTATGGTTCAATAATATCTTCGTATTTATTTGATTTAGCACCAAGTGCCGGATTGGTTGCAAGCGTATCATAGTTTGCTTTGTCCGCACGGTTCAGGTTCTTTCCGAATATAGCTCCTATTTGTTCGGCTGCATCTTTTACCGCATAGCTTTTGGCGGCTGGTGCTGCCATCATAACGGCACTGTTTTTTAAGAAATTAAAGTCAATTGCGCCCTTTCCCGAGTCTGTTTGAAGCGGTGAAGCTCCTACTCCGTCCTGCCATTCCCATTCATCCAATACCGGATTAAAGTAATGAAGCCTAACGGTAATTACAACTGAATTGCCGATTAGTTTGGTTTCTTTGATTTCCACTTTCCACTGAAAAAACAATCTGGTTAAAAGGTATTCAACCCTTTCGATGGGTAAATACTTCAAGGCCGGAACCATTGGATTAGATTTTAGCCAATTGGCAGGCGGTTGCTGGTTCAGTAAAATATTTAACTGATTGATTTCATCAAGTTTCAATACATCTGCATTCATCAAATCTTTGATCTGTGGCAGTTCGTGTTTTTGTCTGATAGGTAAATTTTCCATTTTGGTATAGTTTTAAAATTTGTGATCGAACCAATTAATTTCATGTATTTGATAGGCTGGTAAATTCAGCTCATTAACCCCGAATTTATTTTCGGTGAACACCTGATATCCTGGCCATTTGTCATTTTCTAAACACCATGCGTAAAGCATGATCAACTGTTCCCATTCGTATCTACCCTGTGCCAAAAATTGAGGGCTGGATTCAAAGATGTTAAAGCAATAAGGGCTTGATTTTTCCTGAGCAATAAAATAAAAATCCCATCCCATTTCTTTGCCTTCTATCTCGCTTAGAATGTCATGATATAATGCAGCCTGAATATGATAATCTAAATCTGCTGCGTGGCGTGGAAAGTCATAAATATTTGCAGACATACACGTCTTTAAGTCAGCAATTGCACGTTTTGAATCTTTTTTATAGTCAGGTCTGATTTTTATCTTTACTTTTTGGCCTGTGATAATCGTTAGTTCGCAATAGATGGACATTTCGGCCTCGCCATTCATCAAAAGCGACTTTGCAAATTTATGTCTTGAAAGAATATCGCTCATTTTTGTTAGCTGAGAATATGTATTTTTATCCATCAGTTTTCTTGAAGCTGCGATTACTAGCTGGTTATTGTACCATTCTTTGTAAACATTTGTCGCCCGTGGGCTTTTTGCGCCTTCGCCGATCAGAACAGAACATATGTCAGAATCATCAAAAAGATAGTATTCTTTCTCGAAACTCATTCAGTCAATTATGCACTAATTAATGGCTATCTAACAATCTTTTTATTGATCGCTATTATTTTTATCATTGCTTTGTATTTACGTCTAAAAGAGGCTAAAACATGGATTAAATTCAGCGATATTGAGAAGAAACAAAACCGAACAGAACTAAAAGAAGAAAAAGCATTTTCCGAAACTCAGGGCAGTATGTATTCTAAATTGCTTGTTAAGTATGCTGATATAAATAAAGCATTTGAAGATGCGGTTGCTGAGATTACAGAACTGCGAAATGAAAATAAACATCTTAATTCTGATTTAGTAAAATTATATGCTGAAAATGCTAAACAAGATGAGCATAATGGACTATTAATTGATCAACTTGATGATATTAAAGAATCGTTATTGTTAGCAAAACAAAGTATGAATTATTGGAAAGAGCGAGCATTGCACCAGAAACATAGCAAAAAAGTAGTTGATACAAACAATATTGAAAAATGGGAATGTCAAAAAGATTATTACGGATTGTTTGAAAAAGGTAAAACATACTTTGAGGATAAAACATCTAAAATTATTCA